GACGTAAGCAATCCAACCGCACCGCAGGCGCCCGATCCAAATGCCACGCCGGCGCCGGCGGCGACATCGCCGAGCGAGCCGCCGCCGCCAAACTTGGAGGAATAAAGATGCACCGCGCTACGCCGCTCAATACCAGCTTCCGCGCCTACTCGTCGGGCGGCGCCCGCACCATGATCAGCGGGGCCGACGACGGCAAAATGATGCAGGAGATGGCCGGCAACTTTATGAAGGGCGAAACGCGCGACAAGGTCGAGTCGCCGCAAAACTATGGGTTCTCGTCGGTGGTGCGCGCCGCTACCAAAGACGCGCAGGGAATGATCAAGGAAGCCGCCGAGGGCTTCGTCAGCTTCATGGGCGGCAACCGATCGTTTCCGGTCTGCGCCATCATGGACGACCGGCGGCATCGCCCGATGGGTTTGAAGGAAGGCGAGAACGCGCAATATGACGATCTTGGGCAGATGACTTTGTTGCGCCGCGCCGGGCTGTTCCTGTTGTCGCTCGACGGGCCGGACGACAGTCAGAAAAGCCAAGGCGGCCAGGGCGGAAGCGGCTCGAGCGGCGGGCAGCAACAAACCGTCAAACGCTTTGTTTCGATCCGGCACGTCGAAAAGAAAAAGCAGCAACGCAAAGGCGGCAGCGTTTCCGGCGGCGGCGGCTCGAGCTCGAGCAGCGGAAGCGGCGGCATCGGTAGCGCGCGCGATACCAGCGGAGGAAGCGGGAGCGCCCAGAGCGGCGGGCAAGGTCAACAGGACTTCAAGCACGAAGGCGAGAGCGTCAATCACGAAATCCGCGTCAGCAAGGGCCGCATCGAGTTCCGCTCGGGCGACAGCGTGGTCGGTTACTACGACGGCCAAAGCAAGACATGGGTCTTCATCGGCAAGATCAAGCTCGGCACCGAGAGCGCCTCGCATCCCGTCTACGGCGTCAATCAAGGGGTCGGCATGACCACCGATCCAAACGGTAGCGATGCGGTGCTGGTCAACGCGCCGAAGCCGGGGCCGCCGACCTCGCTGGACACGAAGCCTTAAAGCGATGCCCGACATCCGGCTTGTCCAGCGCACCGATTTTCCGGGCCGCACATCGGTTTCGGTCGATTGGCTGTTGCTCGGCGACGGCACGCTCGACGATACCGAGGCGCTCGCGACCGCGGTCATCGTCGCGCTCGGCACCGATCGCCTGGCCGCGATCGACGACGAGCTGCCCGACCCGGACTCGACTGATCGCCGCGGCTGGTGGGGCGACCTCGACGCGCAGGAGATATGGAGCGGCTGGGAGATAGGCTCGCGCCTTTGGCTGATGCAGCGCGCCAAGATCACTGGCTCGAATGCCGCGGTCGGCTCAACGCTCGTTCGCGTCAAGCATTATATCCAAGAGGCAATCCAGCCGTTCCTCTCGCTGCGGATTGGCACGTCGATGGATGTGCAAGTCGAGCGGTTCGATACCCAGCGCATCGACGCCCTGGTGCGCCTCTATCGCGGGCCGTTCACAGCGGTCGAGCTCCGCTATCAAATTCTTTGGCAAGACATCATCGAGTGACGCCGCATGCCGTGGTCAACGCCGACGCTCAAATCCGTTCGTAGCCAAGTCCGCGATTTCATCCGCGGCTCGCTGCCGGGCGCCGACGCGAGCGTGCCGAATTCGGTCTTGCGCGTCATGTCCGATACGCAGGGCGCGCTCTGCCATCTCAATCTGCAATATCTCGATTGGCTCGCGCTGCAATTGATGCCGGACACCGCCGAGACGGAATGGCTCGACCGGCACGGCGATATCTGGCTCACGAACGCCGACGGCTCGACCGGCCGCAAGTCGGCGACGCTGGCCGAGGGGACCGCGAGCTTTCAGGGCCTCGTCGATGGCGCGCTCCTCCCGATGGGGACGCAGCTCTCGGCGGGCGGCACGCCGGCGGTCAGCTACGAGACGACGCAGGACATCACTTGCTCGAGCTCGGCCCTGGTCGTCGGGCCGATCCGCGCGCTCGATCCCGGCTCGGCCGGCAATCAAGTGGACGGCGCGGTGCTGACGATCGCGCCGGCGGTCAATGGCATCGATAGTTCCGCGACGGTCGTTCATCTCACCGGCGGCGTCGATACCGAGACCGACGACCAGCTTCGCGCCCGCATCTTGCTGCGCATTCGCCAGCCGCCGATGGGCGGCGCGCTGGCCGATTACGTCAATTGGGCGCTCGCGGTGCCGGGCGTGACGCGCGCTTGGGCTGCGCCCGAGCAGGGTATTGGGACTATGACAACGCGCTTCCTGATGGATGATCTGCGCGCCGCCGATGACGGCTGGCCGACGCCGGACGACGTGACCGCGGTGGCGACTTACATCGATCTGATGCGGCCGGTCACGGTGAAGGACTGCTACGTGGTGGCGCCGATTAAGGAGTTCATCGACATCACGATCGCAAACCTCGAGCCGGACACGTCGGAGGCGCAGGCCGAAATAGAGCAGAGCGTCCGCGATATGCTGTTCGCCAAGGCCGCGCCTGGTCAGACCATCTATGCGTCCTGGGTGAGCTACGCGATCATGAGCGCGCCGAGCGTCCAATCATTCCAGCTTGTGACGACCGCCGATTATGTGATGCCCTCGCTCGGCCACATGGCGGTCCTTGAGACAATCCTTTACCAATGACGGCGCTCGGCTTCTGGGCAGAGCCGCTGCCGACCGACCGGCATATTCGCCGCAGCGGCGACGACTACACGCGAGCCTTTCTCTCGCTCTTGCCGCAAGGCCAGGCGTGGCCCAAGCACGATCTCGGCGGCGTGTTGTTCGGCGTCTGCGACGGGCTATCGCAATATTGGGGCTTCGTGGACGGGCGCGCCGGCGATCTGCTTGAGCGCGAGAGCGACCCACGGCAGACGATCGAGCTATTGCCGGATTGGGAGCGCAATTTCGGGCTTCCCGATCCTTGCTACCAAAGCCCACAGACCATAGGGCAGCGGCAGCTCGCGCTCGTGATGCGCATGACGATGGAAGGCGGGCAGTCGCGCGCGTTTTTCATCGAGGTAGCCGAAATGATCGGCTACCACATCACCATCAGCGAGTATCGCGTTTTCGTCGTCGGCATCGACCGCTGCGGTGACAATCGTGTCTACGGCGACGGCTCCAACCCGATGATGAACGAGTGGAACCAACCGATCGTAAATCCGAAGGGCGTTCCCGTGGCTGGCGGCGAGCTCTCGGAATGGCCGAATTACGGGATCGGCCCGCCGGAAAATCGCTTCTATTGGACGGTTCACGTCGATCAAGCCAGCTTGGTTTGGTTCCGTGTCACCAAGGGGCAGACCGGCGTCGATCCGCATTTGCGCATCGGGCTCGCGAACGATCTCGAATGTTTGTTGAACCGTTGGAAACCAGCGCACACGCAGATCATCTTCGATTACTCAGGCTTGAGCGATCCGGGCGATCCGATGGAAGGGACGCCGTGAGAGGAGATAGGTAGATGCTCTACAATCAACCCTACGGGGTTTCCGATCCTAATGCCGCTTACATCAACGGCAATCCGACGACTGGCACGATGGGCTCGATCCCGCCGGCGGCGTCGATCGAGTACGATCAACGCGAGATCGTTGCGGTGATCAAATGGGCTGCTGATCACGGCTATCATGATTATGCCAACGCGCTCTGCCAGCAGCCGAGCAATGCTGACTTGACGCAGTTGTTGAAAGCCATCTTCGGCATCATGAATTCGATGCGGCTGACTGCGTCGAAGGTCTACTACGTGAACACGACGACCGGGAACGATGGCAACGATGGTTTGACGGCTTCGACTCCATTTAAGACCTTGCAGAGAGCGGCGAACCAAGCGGTTCTTTTCAACCTCAATGGGTTCAGCGTCACCATCAATGTCGCCGATGGCGTCTACGGTCAGGTGCTTTTGCCTCCCGTCAACGGCTCGGGCAACATACGCTTTACGGGAAATGTTGCCGTTCCCGCCAATTGCCGCATTCATGCCAATGCCGGGCCTGCCGTGATTGTCACGGGCGGCCTCTACATATTCGAAGGCTTCCGGTACGAAAGCGACGCGCCGAGTCCCTTGCAGCCTGGGGCCGGCATCTGGTCGACGCCCGGCGGGCAAATTCAGGTGGGCGACACCACAAGCGCCAACGAATTTGGTTATTGTTTCGATGGGCATATGATAGCAGCAAAGGGCACGATCAGCATTGTTGGTACGGATCGGATTGCCGGCAATGCCAGAGCACACATATCGAATTCCTCGTCGGGTTTCACTTTTACGACCGGGGTTCCAGGCCCAACGCTCACAATCCCAGCGGGCGTGAATATCACAAATTTCGCCCAATCAACTGGCGGATCAACGATCGTTCCGGTCTACCAGGCAATCAACGGCGCAGCCAATGTCTTCGGACAAAAGTTTTTTACCGCCACGAATGGCGTGATTGATACCAATGGAGCTGGCGCATCGTATCTGCCAGGGAACGTTGCCGGCACCAATCAGTCCGGCGGCCAATATGTCTGATCAGCAGCGGAAGGCTCAAGCAAATGCAATATTATGATCCGTTTGATTGGTACTGGCTGGCCGACGATGGCCGAGTCTTTACCAGCGCAAGGCAGATCATCGTCGATGGCGCTGACGCGGCTTATGTGACGTGGAGCGCCAACTATACACCGACAATCTGGCCGCGCGACAATGCCGGCAACCAGACCGATGCCGCATTGCAGGCCGTGCTCACACCCTACAATCTGTTCATCGACCTGGCCGCATATGCCGCATATGCGCGCTACAACAAGGCGAGCGGCGGATGCACTATCGGCGGCAACCCCTATCTGACCGATCCCGTGGCGCGCAACACGGTTAGCAGCGCGCACGATTATGCGATAGCAAATCCAGGGCACATCACCGATTGGAAACTAGCCAATGGCACGTTCATACAATTGGACGAGCCGGGGCTTGCGCACATCCTGCAGGAAATGGCGACGTTCGTGCAGTCCTGCTTCTCATGCGAGAGCAATACGCTGTCCGACATCAACGGCGGGACCATCACAACGATGGCCGAGATCGACGCAGCGTTCGCCGCCATATCAAACGTGCTTCCGTAAAGAGGCGGCTCTGCAATGGCGATCGTCAACATCACCGTCGAGAACGACGCCGACTTCTATCAGTTGTTCCAGTACGTCATGGTGACGAGCGGCGCGCCGATCAACATGACGGGCGCCTCGCTGGAAATGATGCTGCGGCGGCACGCTTCGGACGAAACTGCGGTGCTGCGCTTGGCGACGGATACCGGCGACTTTACGTTGACCGATCCGATCAACGGCTTCTTCACGCTGCGGATCGGCCAGGACGTGCTTGAGCGTCTTGGTCTGGGTAGTTATGACCAATCAAACATCATGACGGTCGGCGGCCTGAAGACAAGGATTTGGAGCGGCACGCTCGTCAACAATCCGGGGCCGACGCGATGAGCCTAGTCGAGGTCACAACCGATTACCCGATCGTCATCGCGGCCGACTCCGCGGCCGGCATCGTCGTGCTCTCGCCCGATGACGTGGAGACGATCGCAACCGGCGAGCAAGGCCCGCCGGGGCCGGCGGGGCCGGCCGGCGGGCCGCCTGGACCGCCTGGACCGCCTGGACCGCAAGGGCCATTCGGCGGGCCGCCGGGGCCGCCGGGGCCGCAGGGAATTCAAGGGCCGGTTGGGCCAGCGGGACCGCAGGGCGCGGCTTCGACCGCGCCGGGGCCGCAGGGGCCGCCGGGGCCGCAAGGCCCCACGGGCGCGGCCTCGACCGTACCAGGGCCGCAGGGGCCGGCCGGCATACAAGGCCCGCAGGGCACGCCAGGTGCTCCGGGCGCCACCGGCGCCTCGGGCTCGCAGGGGCCGGCGGGACCGCAGGGGCCGGAGGGGCCACAGGGCAGTCCGGGAGCGGCATCCACGGTGCCGGGGCCAGCGGGGCCGGCCGGCAATACGGTGCTGTACGGAGCAACAAATCCGGTTGCCGGCACCGGCGTCGACGGCAACTTCTACATCAACACAACGACCGATTATATTTTCGGGCCGAAGGCTGCCGGCGCGTGGCCGGCCGGCGCCTCGCTGATTGGGCCGCAAGGGCCGCAGGGCACCCAAGGCGTTGCCGGCAATACCATTCTGTATAGCGCCGCCGACCCGAGCTCGGGCCAGGGCGTCGATGGCAATTTCTACATCAACACGACGAGCCACTTTCTATTTGGTCCGAAAGCCGGTGGCGCGTGGCCGGCCGGAACCTCGCTGGTAGGACCGCAGGGCATTCAAGGGCCGCAGGGCGTGCAAGGAGTTGCCGGCGCCGGCTCGCCCTCAACCATTCCGCCGCTTATGGACAGCACGGCGGCGGTTGGTACCTCAACCAATTTCAGCCGCGAGGATCACATCCATCCAAGCGACACGTCTCGCTATGCAGCCTCGAACCCAAATGGGTATCAGACAGCGGCGCAGGTTTCCGCCTCGCTCGGGTCGTATCTTCCGCTCATCGGCGGGACGCTGACCGGAACGCTCAACGGGACGGCCGCCATATTCTCGGGCTCGTTACAAAGCGGCAGCACGATCGCCATGCAAGTGGCGACTGCCGGCATCGGCCATTCGATCCAAGCCAAAGTCGGGGCCAATAACCGCTGGGCTATGCTGATCGGTGACGGAGGGGCGGAAAGCGGTTCCAACGCCGGATCGAATTTCAGCATCAACAACTACACCGATGCTGGCGCGCCGATCGGCGCACCGTTTCAGATCATACGGTCGAATGGGCTCGCGCGGTTCAGCGGCTATGACGGTACGGTGCTCGGCGCATTCATCGCGATCGACGGGCCGGCTTCGCAACAGCGCGGGATTGCCGGCACCACTTCGGGCTCGGAGCGGTGGAACATGCTTCTCGGTTCAGCGGCAGCGGAAAGCGGCGGCAATGCCGGATCGAATTTTGTAATCAATAGCTATAGCGATGCTGGCGGCTATCTGGCGAGCCCGCTGCAGATCACGAGGTCGAGCGGCGTTGCCGCGTTCTCGCAGCCGATCGTCAATGGTTCCGATCGCCGGATCAAATCAAATATTGAGCCGATAACGCAAGCATTGTCGATCGTCGCGAAGCTGCAAGGCGTGTTTTACCGGCATCAGGATGCGGTGAGGCGGCAAGTCGGACTTGTGGCGCAAGATGTGATCGGCCCTTTGCCGGAAGTTGTCTTCGATACGGGACAACCGCAAGATGCGCAAGGTAACGCGATCGACGGCGAACCGCCCATGCTTGGGATCGCTTATCCAAACATGGTCGCGGTCTTGATCGAGGCGATAAAAGAACTGGCCTCCAAGGTCGCGGAGCTGGAAGCGCGGCCGACGCTGGTGGACGTCCTCGCAAAGATGACGAAGCCGCCGCCATGACGCGCGATAGGCGCAATGCCTTGATCCTGATCGTCGGCTTTGTGCTGATCCTCGCGGCCGGGATCTGGGCGGTGCATACGCTAGAGGCGATGTACCCATAGGAGGGCAGAGCGATGGCTCCGGTCGAGGAGGCGGGCAAGGCGGTGACGGCGACGCTCGACGCAATGAAATCGACGCCGCTCGCGATCGCGCTGCTCGTCGTCAACGTCGGCTTTCTGGGCTTTGCCGCCTATGTGCTCGGCGAGGTCGCGGCCAATGCGAGCGAACGCAACAAGTCGCAGCTCGAGCTCATCACCAATCTCGTCCGCGACATTCGCGATTGCCGGCAGACGCCGCCGAAGCTATAGTCACACGTCAACCCAAACCCACGGCAGCTTTCGCCCTCGCGCAATGCGGGGGCTTTTTTTGCCCTCACCGCAACAGGCCCTCGCGCATGGCGATGGCGAGGGCGTGCGCCCGATCGTTGGCGTGGAGCTTCGCCAAGATGGCGCGCATGTGGTAGCGCACCGTTGCTACGCTGACGCCAAATTGGCGGGCAATTTCCTCGGTCGACCTGCCCTGTGAGATCATCCGCAGCGTAATGATTTGTTGCTCGGTCAGCTCGCGCGACCGAGGCCGCCCACGCGGCGATTTAGCCATGCTGGTCTCATGTGATGAAAGCACGGCAGAAATACCTCATAAATCCGGGTGATACCAAATGGGTGCCCGGCAAATGCTATCCATATTGCTAGGTAAATAGATTGTGACGCCGGCCTGGAAATCAAGGCTTGACGCCTATTGGTTGTGGCCGTTCCGCGGACTCGTCCCAAGAGCTAGATACTAGGGGAATTGCCTATAAAAATTTCCAATGCCTATCCAAGTGGATAGCGTTTACTTGGCCGCTCGGGGAGCCCACGGCCATGGCGACTGTCAGCGAGCGCAACGCTGCGATCGGAAAACGGATCACCGAGATACGCGAGGACCGCGGGCTCACGCAGGCGGCGCTCGCCGCGGCGATCGGCGTGAGCAAATACATGATCTGTCGTTTCGAGCACGGGCATACCCGCATCGCGGTCGAATATCTCGAGAAAATCGCCGCGGCGCTGCAATGCCGCGACAAGGAGCTCCGCGCGCCGCCTGGCTCGCCCTTCCGCAAGCGACGATTGAGGGGACGCAATGGCAATGACGTATGATTTTTGGAAGACCACCGAGCTTGAACCTTACGACGATCGCCTGGCGCCGCTGCGGTGCCGCTACCATGCGGGCGTCTGCCGGTATGATTGCGCTAGCCGCGGCTCGCGCTGCCTGATCGATGGCCTCGTCGATCTGGCCTGGGCTCTGGGCGAGGACGAGGAGGCGGAATGATGGGCGCATCGGCATATCACGGCTGGCGCGACAAGGACGGCACCGCGCACGTCGAGGCGGACGGCAAGCCACTCGCCCTGCGGCTCGATCTCGACAACCACTCGCCGACCGGCTTCGAATGGGGATACGGCGGGTCGGGACCGGCGCAGCTCGCGCTCGCGCTCCTGGCCCATGCGCTCGACGACGACGAGCTCGCCTTGCGGCTTCATCAACGGTTCAAATGGAAAGCCATCGCGCCAATCCCGCAGCATCGTGAATGGTGGATGACCAACGAACAGGTGCGCGCGATCACCACCGAGATTTTGTGACCGAGCAGTAAAATGGAAATTAAATGTTTGGAAATTCGCGATGCGGGGAAGTTCGTGCCGGTGATCTGCATTCGGCCCGTGCCGCTCAATGAAGCGCAGCGTTATCTACTTCGGCGCGACGGCTATAGCGGCGGGATCGACGAGAGCTGCATCATTTACATCAATGCCCAATGCCGCGGCGTGGCTTACGATCCTTATGATTGGCCGAGCAACCCGCGCACGCACCGGGTGGCCCACGACTACATCAGAAACAACTGGCCCACGCTGAAGGACGGCGATGTCATCGATGTGGAATTCATCCTAGGCGAAACCAACGAGCGCAAGATCAGCGAGGCGCACGGGCTATGAAAGGCACCATGCTGGTCATCCCGGTCGCCGGCCGGCCATCGGTGACGGAATATAGGATGCCGATCGAACTGTCGGCGTTGCAGAAGGCGGTCGGCGGCCACCTCGAGGTCGTGCCCTATTTCAACGAGATATTTCATGGCGGCCAATGGCGACGCTGCGTCGCGTTCGCCGATGAGGACGGCAAGCGCAAGCAGCTTCCCTACAATGGCGTGGCGCATATTTGCTGGGACGAGGCGCTGCGCCGCCGGCCACGGGCCAAGGGCCAGCCGCCGGCAACGTCCGCGCCGGACTATCTCTGCGGCCCGGTGGTCGTGCTGTTCGGCGACGAGGAATGGATGGCCGAGCTATGAGCGACGACGACGTTGCCCTGGTCTGCATGCTGGCGCCGAAAGCCGGCGAGCCGCTCATCCTTGCCGACAACGTGCTCGACGTTTGCGGCTGCGGCGCCAGCGTGCAGCGCCGCCCGCATACGCCGAAGGGCGCGCGGATCGTGTGCGTCGGGTGCCTTGCAAAGCGCGGCGTGCAGCCGGGCGACGAGCTGTGCGTCACCAAACGATCGGTGCTCGAGCTGATCACCTATTTTGGTGCCCGCGGAAAAGCGAATTGAAACGGAAAGGAGTGTTGCAATGACCAGCTATAACCGCAGCGTTGATCTTGACCACATGCCGGAGCGCATCCGCAACCTGCCGATTTCCCCGGAAGGTTTCCCGGTGCCGTGGTTTGTGGAGTGGTTCGACAAGGGCAAGCCTTGCTCGCGCGGCTACGGCGTGCCCGATTTCCGCATCACCGATCCGAGCAAGATCACCGCTGCCGTCAGAATGAATTTGTGCTGGGTCTGCGGCAATCGCGGCGGGACCAACAAGGCATTCGTCATCGGGCCGATGTGCGCCATCAATCGGGTGATCAGCGAGCCGGCGTCGCATCGCGAATGTGCGATCTATGCGGCGCGGGTCTGCCCGTTCCTGTCAAAGCCAAACATGGTCCGCAACGCCAAGGGCCTCATGCAGGACGGCGAGCTGATCGAGCATTTCATGCCGCCGCCGGGCTTCGGCCTGTTGCGCAACCCGGGCGCGGTGTGCGTATGGGTCACTAAGACTTTCAAGATGTTCCGGCCGCCGAGCATTCCAGGGAGCACGCCCGGAGTTCTGTTCTCGCTGGGCGATCCCATCGAAACGCTATGGTTCGCGGAGGGCCGACCGGCGACGCGCGCCGAGGTGCTCGCCTCGATCGACTCAGGCTATCCGAAGCTCGAGGAGATCGCCCGGCTGCAAGGGGCGGAAGCCTTGGCCGCACTTCCGGCCATGCGCGCGGAGGCCCTCGCGCTTCTGCCGGCGGCGGCGGGATGATCCGGGTTTTGCTCGGCGCCGAGGTCCGCCCTGGCATATGGCTCTATTCCGTTCCGGGGACGCCGCTGGTGGGCCGTTCGCGCCAGCCGCTCCTAGATGCCTGCCGGCAGCTAAAACGCATGGGCGCCGACCCACTCGACGGCGCAGGGCTATTCCGGGCGGGCAGGTCCGAGCCGGACATCACATGCTCGATCGAGGCCGGCGCCGCGGCGACCGTCCTCGAGACGGCGATCGTCCGCCCGCGCTTTGGCAAGTTCACGCCGTTCGATCCGTTCTAAGAGCCCGCGCCCTGGGCGCCCGCCGGGCGCTCCGACGTACCGGGTACGTTGGGAGGTACGTCGAGGTACGTCGGCGCCTTGGCCCTTCTCCCTACCTTCTCCCTACCTTCTCCCTACCTTCTCCCTACCTTCTCCCTTCCTTTTCCCTTCCTTCTCCCCCCGTTTTCCCCCCGTTTCCCCCCCGCGTCCAAAGCGATATTTCTCTTTCGCCGGACCCGCCGGGGTCCACAGCTCTAGTGGACACTAAATGGACACTGCAGCCTTTTTCTTTTGTATGTCTTTGATATTATTATCGTTTTTTAGATTTAGGGACGCTCCCTCGGGGCGTATTAATGCTAAACTGAGCAATGCCTTAAGATGCGAGAAGCCTTTGATTTATCGGTAAAACAAGTGCATATGAGTGCATAGCCGTCCACCGCCGTGCATAGCCGTGTAGTGGACACTAAGTGGACACTGGACATGCCGAAGCCTCGAAACCCCAAGCTCGACAGCCCGACCGCCCGCGCCAAGCTGGCGCCCGCCAAGAAGCCGTATTGGACGACGATCGCGCCTGGCATCTCGCTCGGCTACCGCCGCAACGAGGGCGCCGGCACTTGGTCGGTTCGCGTAATCGGCCACGGGGCGACTTGGATCAAACGCCTTGCCATTGCCGACGACCTCGAGAAAGCCGCGCCGCCGACCGTCCTAGGCTACTGGCAGGCCCTCGAGGAGGCGAGGAAGCTCGCGCGACAGGAACCGGGCGCGCCGGTGGACGATAGCCGGCCGGTAACGGTGGGCGAGGCCCTCGACGGCTACGAGCTCGATCTCAAGGCGCGCGGGGCCGACATCGCGAATGTGCGGCGCCCTCGGAAGGCCATGCCGTCCGCGCTCCTGGAGAAGCCGGTGCAGCTTCTCACCGCCGGCGAGCTCAAGCGGTGGCGCAACAGCCTCGTCGGAGGCATAGCCTCAAAGGGCCGGGCGGCGGCCAGCGTCAACCGCATGGTCAAGGGGCTGCGCGCCGCGCTCGTCCAGGCCGGCGAAAACGATCCGCGCATCCGCAATCAGGCCGAATTCAAGATCGGGCTCAAGCCGCTGCCGGGCGCCGGCCGGGCGCGCAACATCATCCTAACCGACACCGAGGTCCGCGCCTTCGTCGCCGCGGCCTATGCGCTCGATCCGGCGCTCGGGCTACTGTTCGACGTGTTGGCGGTCACCGGGACGCGGCCGTCGCAGGCCATCAGGCTTACGGTTGCCGATCTGCAAGCCGACCCGCGGTCGCCGCGGCTTCTGATCCCGCGCTCGGGCAAGGGTGGGAGCCGCGATCGGATCGAGCGCAAGCTGGAGCAAGTCCCGGTCCCGATCACGCTTGGCCTGGCGCACCGGCTGCAAGCCGCGGCCGCGGGCCGCCCGGCAACCGCGCTTCTGTTGTGCCAGGGCGACGGCTCGACTTGGCCGCGCGAGCCGCTGAAGCATTATAACCGCCGCAAGCTCGTCCAAAGCATCGGGCTCGATCCCGCCGAGGTCACGACCTACGCGCTGCGCCATTCGGCGATCGTCCGGCAATTGCTCGCCAACGTCCCGATCCGGCTCATCGCCGCGCAATGCGATACGTCGGTCGCCATGATCGAGAGCAACTATTCCAAGCACATCGCCTCGCACGGCGACGAGCTGTCCCGGCGCGGCTTGCTGGCCGACGAGGCGCCGGCCGACAACATCGTCGCATTCCAAAAAAAGGAAGTTGATCGATGAGCGAACCGGATTTGAATTTTATTGCTCGCCAGATCGAGCGTCTCGTTAGCGACGTCGCGGGCGTGCGCGATGATATGGCCGTGCTGACCTCCATCGTGCTGCGGCAGGACGGAACCCTGACGGCGCTTTTGCAGGAGACCCGCGCGACGCATGCGCAAATCGCGCGGATGAATAATCGCATCCACAAACTTGAGGACACAGCACCATGATGCGCTTTGCTCCCGCTCTATTTGGCAGAGCCATCATGCCTCTCGGCTCTATCTGCTCGACTCGTTCAAGAACCAGCCTGAGCTATTTCGCAAGCGCCTCGCCACCGCGACAGGAGAACCGAGATGACCCGCGAGCCAACTCATCACTTCATGCGCCGTTTGCTGCAAGCAGCACTGCGCGAAAAGGAGGCGGCCATAGCCGCACTCGTCGCCGAGGCAGACCCCATCCGCAAGAAGCTTGCTGATCTTGATAAAGTGCTTGTCTCGCGGAAAAGGGACGGCGCTTTGGTCAAACCCTGGGGCGCGGTGATTTCAGACGAAGAATCCCTCGCCAGGGCAACAAAGCGCAGGGCTTTGAAATGACCCGCGAGCAAGCGCTGGCCTATATCGGACTCTGCGTCGACGACGCTTCTCGACCAACAAATCGATCGCGAGTTCGACCGCCTCGTCGCGATTTCTGTCGAACGTATCCCGACGACCGGGCATGTCCCGGCAACCATTAGTTTGAAAGGGTAACTGAAATGCGTTTTGCTCAAGCTCTATTCCTCGCGACGTTGATCGTCGCATCCTCGCCCGCGCATGCGCTCGAAGTGGGCGAAACCGTCCAATTCAAAGGCGAGGTTCCCCAAGGCTGCACGTTTTATGGCGACGCACGCGAATTGCTGCGGCTGCGGACGCTAGGTAATTATCGCGGCGCGCAGTTCTACGTGGACAGTCTCGCCATCGATCGCGAGATGGCGATCGTTCGAGCCGTGCGACCCAATCCGCTTCCATTGTACGTTGACGGGAAGGTTCGTTATTGCGGCGAGCTCGGCGGTCTAACGAAGGAATATCTCGTTGTCCGAAAGTCTCCCGCCGAGACCCTCAAAAGCGCCGTCCCCTTGGCGCCTGGGCATACGGCATATGATCCGTTGCCGATGGCATGGTTTTGCGTCGTGCCGACGATGACATACGACATTCGTAAGATTGAACCCAACAAGCCGCGCGAGCCCGAGCCGGACCCGAAGACCTATTGCATCTGGGCCTTTCTGAGTGACACGCCGCCGGCTAAGCGCGTGACGGCATCGCCCGCAGGAGAGGAATGAATGACCATTATGATGGCGAAGCTCTACGACGCGCTGCGGGCCGGCAACGTGCCGGACGACAAGGCGCGCGCCGCTGCCGAGGAGGCTGCGGGATACGAGAATAGAGCGGCGAAGATTGAAACCGATCTGACTTTGTTAAAGTGGATCGCCGGCACCAATCTCGCCATGACGATTGCAATCTTGTTCAAGACGTTCCTTTGAATTCTTCGGTCTTTACAAATTCCCGTGGCGATTGGCCGGAGTCGGCGCAATCTGTCAGCCATTGGTTGAGCGCCTTGCCAATCGCCAATGGAACGGACCGTTGATAATACCTTAGACGCCCCACGCGAATTAGCATCTCAACAAAATTGGCGCTCAAAGATACTTTAACTTTCATTTTCGATTATAGGGTGACGCGCCAGCGTTTCACCCAACTCCTTTTCAATGCGTGCGCGAGCTTCAGACAGTTGTTTACGAAGCTGCCGCGCCAAATCTTGCTCGCCGATGAACTCTGCTTCACGAGCTTCGGATTCAAACCCCACTTCGAAATCGTCAATCATGCGTTGGCTAGCCAATCGCCGCTCTTTGATGTCTGGATGGTATTGTGAAATCAGCATGTCGGCGCATTTTTCGTCGCCTTTTCCGGCCCCACGGAGCGCGGCGAAAATTGTGCTGGCCATTATTTTTTCGTCCTTTCGACGCAAGACAGTTGCTATCTCCCGGCGAAAAAGAAATGCAAACTGGCTAGGCCGGCTAGCGCGACCTTTGAGGCATTCTACCAGTCGCTCGATCTCCGCAGCGGCTTCGTGACACCGCGGATCAAATGGCGGATCGCGCAGTCGAGCGCAGAGCGTGTACCAGTCAGTCGAAGCGTTCACGCGCCGTTTCCCTTTTTTGGCTCGCCGGCGTCGAGGCGCTCCTGCAACGCGCGGATCGTTTCGATGACGCTGGTCGAGCGTCCCACGAATTCGGCGACTTGTTCGCCGGCAATGCGCGAGTGCTCGCGCACGGCGGCGGCGAGCTTGCGCAGCCTCGAGGCAATCTCGGCGGCGCCTTCCTCGACTGCCGCCGCGGCCTGCTCGATCTCGTGCGCGGCCGACTCGCCGATTTGATCGACAGCTTGAACAGTGACGCCCGCAAGGGCGAGAGGGTCACGGGCGCGCGGCGGCGCGTCGTTTTTCCATGTCCCGACATTTATGGCCTCCGCTTCTACCTCTGCCTTGATCTGTTCGGCCTTGCGCATTTTTTTCCTGCGAAACACTTGTACCACTTCCGGCCGTAGCGGTAGGGCGTCGGCCACCCCGAGAAGATCACCAATCTCCTCTGCTAGAACCTCATGGTTCACGCCATAGTTTGGGTGGTTCCGGTCCCAACCAAACCGCAAGCATTTTGTGGCCGCCTGAATGACCTCACCGCATTCCTCTATAAGCAATATCAGGCATTCATCTCGTGTCATGTTGTCACCTACAAACCTGTTTGCGGCAATAGGTGTTGTGGCAGCACTGTGGATCACGCAGGCGATTGCCGCTGATCTGCCGCTGCCATCAGATGATGAGCGTATTCCGTTTCGGTATCGGGCATGTTTTTCATGGCGCCGCTGATGTGGGTCATGGGGATTTCTGCTCAAGGGCGGCGTCTATTTTGTCTAGGGCGGCGCGGGCAACCTCTTTTGATCCGAATAAGCCCAAACCTCCCGACGTGATCTGTTTGAGCGCCGCCCGCAGCCGCTCGATCTCGGCCTCGCGGTTGCCGATAAGCGCGTGCAACAGCGCGTTGGCCTTCATCAGGTCATCGCGTTCGGCTCGCAGCCGTTCGATCTCGGCCCGCAACGCATGTTCTGTTTCAATGCAATGCCTATGGCGTTGCTGCGTTTCCCAAATAGGATCGTCGCTCATTGCCGAGCGTCATCGCCGAGGCAACGAAGATACGCTTCCCATCGCTTGGCGTCGTCCTTCTCGAACAGGTCGGGCTGGCAACACGAGAAGTCCGGGCAGCATTCGTCGTCAATTCGATTGTGGTACGGTGCTCCCATGGCCCATTTCAGGGTTTGGGCCTTTACCCGTTCCCGATAGGTCATGGGGTTTTCTGCTCAAGGGCGGCTTCTGCGTTCCGCAATGCGCACTTGTCGGTATTACAGAACCTCATATCTTCGGTGCAGGTTGGGCAATGTCCGTCAGTTACGAAGTCCTTGAGCGCCGCCCGCAGCCGCTCGATCTCGGCCTCCATCTCATTAAGGCGCCTGAATAATACGCCTGTATCAATCATCGCCGTGCCCGTTCGAGCCTGTCATCGGTTGCATCTCCAGTACCTCCATCCGTTGGCTTTCGTGTACCAAGTGCGTCCGCGCGGGCCGCAGACCGGATCGGGCTCTGCGCCTGGACGCTTACAGTCGTCCCTACAGTTTGAAGCACGTCGGTTCGTGCTAGGCGTAGGCGCCGCCGGCTCGATGTGCTCGATCGCCACCGGCTTCGGCTGCGGCGCTTCGACCGGGAGCTCGGCGACCGCGGGCGTTGGCAGCGGCAGCCGATCGGACTTGCCTTCGGCTATGACGGGCGCCTGGCGCTCGCCGGATGCGGCGGGCGCGACTGCGGCGGGCCGGCCGATGTAGACGCCGAGCACCGCAGCGGTCACCGCGATCCCAAAGCTGGCTGCGCCAAGATGAGTCATGTCATTTGCTGGACTGCTTGCCGCAACTTGCTGCGCGAGGCGACAAGAACTTTTCCGAGCTTGCCGATCGGCAATAGGTTGGCGCGATACAAGCGATAGATCGTGCCCTTGCTCATTCCCAATTCCGTGGCGATCGCATCGGCTCCAATGAGCAGATCGTCGGCGAGGCTCGCGTTGTTGCTGTCGGTGTCGGAGGTCACTTGGCGTTCCCCTCATGCTCCCGGCGCCATTGATCGGCGGCCTCCATCGAAATTACGATGTGAACCCCAAATCGCATCTCGCGTGGCCCGAGTCCTTGTCGCCGCAGGATATAATAGAGGCTCCTGCTTATCCCGAAGGCTTTGCAGAATTCATCGATGGTCAAAGCGAGCCGCGGGCTCGCCTTTTCCTTTTGTTGTTGGTTCGAGCGCGCCATTATCTCGGCATGTCCTCTGCCGCCCCGGTCGGGGAGCTCTCGGCGGTCGCCGGCTGCGGCGCGGGCTGCTCGAGCGGCGGAAAGACCTCGTCGGTGGTCGCCATGCCATCGGCGATGCTTTTCATCATGGCGATGACCTGGGCGATGTCGGGCGCCAGCCAATCCTTGGCCGAGCGGCCGACCGTGCGCTCGACCCGGTTGACCGCGACCGGAATGCGAGCGAGGCCGTCGAGCGTGCGCTGCCGGTAGTTCGCCAGGTCTTTGCCGATCTTATCCACGAGCGAGTTGCGCGCGTGCTCGAAAGCGTAATCGGCATAAATCTGGAGGCTGTTGACGATGCAGTTGCGGATACTTTTGCTTTGCCCAATTTGGTAGGCGATATCCAATTGGCGCTCTGCGTCCTTAGTCTTCATCGAGCCTTGCGATTTGCGCTGGCGGTAGGCGCGCTCCATCGAGAAGCCGGTCTCGATGTCGGTAAATCGCGCATAGAAGACCCAAGCGTCGCCGACATCGATCTCGCGGACTTCGTTTATGTTGTTGCCGAAGATGCGGGCTACGTCGTTGGCGAGCTTGATGCTCGGCCCTTCGATCCAGTCTTGCCCGCCATCCTTTTTTTTGACCGGGAAGCGATAAAACCAGTCGTTGCCGGCGGCGGCGGCGAGTTGGACGAGCTTCTGTAGGATCTTCGCTTCGTCGCGATGCACGGCGACGAGTTGCGCGCCGACGATGCGATCGGCGAGACCGGTGGTCGGGCGCACCAATGAGTGGCCGCTGGGGATAGGCTGATTTGGTTGCGCACCGGCATTGGCAAACGCCTCAAGGTCATGCGTGCGTTGGGTGATCTCGTTGGTCATGCTTTCATCCTTTGCTGGTTGTGCCTCTGTTCGATAGAGGTTGCCCATCGGCAATTGGTGGGCTCGTAATTTCCGTTACCGTTGATCCGATCGAGCGAATGCCCTGGAGGCCGCTCTCCCATATCGGCGAGGAAGTTTTCGAAACGCTCCCAACGTGGGCAGACTTTAATTCCGCGTCCACCATAGAATTCGAAGCCGTTTGTAGCAGGGTGCGTGCATCGACCGCGCATCGCGAGCCATGATCGATATGTTGGTGACGCCTTCCCGTTAATCCAATGACCGTGTGTCTTTGAATTGCGCCCACGCTCGACAGCCCATTCACGATGAAAGCATCCGCAGGACTGACTGTTGCCTGTTCGTAGATTTGAACCTGTGGTGATAATCTCTCGGCCGCAGTCGCAGCGGCAATGCCAGACTCTCTTTCCGTTTTTAGTGCCAGCGAGGTTTATTACGGTGAGGCGTCCAAATCGCTCGCCGGCAAGATTGATCGGTCTCATGCCTTCCTTCCTACAAGGTGCGCGCCCGGCCTTAGCTTATGAGGCGGGCCGGGCGCGCGGGCGGTCGTCGCGCGGCGGACCCGAGTTGCACCGGGAGCGAGGCGACCGCATTCGATTGGCGTTTGCGCTTGCGCAGATCGGGCCAGACCTTGCTAGGCGCCGCGGGCGTGGCGACCGTCACCGGCACGGGCTCGGCCCGGTATTGCTCGAGCTCGCGGCGCCAGGCTTTGGCGCGGTCCCCTCGCGGCTTCATGCGCGCGACTCCTTGAGCACGCGCAGCACGCGATAGGTCGAGGCTTCGACTGCGTATGCCTTTCGGCTTTGCTGCTTCCATGATAGCCGGCGGCCATCGGCCAGGCGCCCGTAGGTGTGCGCGCCGAGCTTGCCTATCAGCTCGGTCTTGAGCGCGGTCTCGGTCGCGTTCAACCGCTTTAGCGCGGCCTGCGTTTCGGTGAGCTCGTCCACGGCAACGAGCGCGCGGTTGTCTGTCGTCAGATCGATCTCGGTCCCGTCGTCGGCCGGATACAAGTGTTTAATCAGGCGCTCGTCCCGCTGCGGTTGGAAAACGGGCATGATGTTAGGGTCGAGGCTATCGCGCCAGAAAGCCGCGACATCGTCGAGGATCGCTTCCTCGATCACGGGGTCGCGCTCGACATCAATCAAATGAAAATCCCAGCCGAATTCGCCAACGACCAAAGCGACGACCGATGCCCAGCGGCATTCGGCGAGCATTGCAGTCGTGAGCACTTGGAGGAGGTAGTGCGGAGGCACGCGCGGCTCGCTGTCTTCGGCGTCATCGAGCCATCTCTCGCGAAAGACGCTACGCGCGACGGTCTTTGCCTCGACCAGACCAATCCCTTCGCGATCGGGCCGGAAAGCAAAGCCGTCCGGCGTGGCCGCGATCCGGCGTTCGCGATCGATCAGATGGATGGCGGCGCGCTGAAGTTGCCATTCCGGCCGCATGTCGGCGAGCGCCTGGAACGCGGATGCTTCGCCCCAGCGACCGCGCCGCATGACCGCGTTGTCGATCTGCGGCGGGCGCAATCCCTTCTTTTCCGCGAACAATTGCGCGGCGCTGCCGTAGAGCGCGACGCCGCAGACGGTTGCGACCTCGCTCGCGTTGATGAATTGCGGGCGGACGCCGAGCCAATCGTAGTCCGGGGTAATGGAGATCCGTTCGACAGCCATTACGGGTTTCCCCTGAGTGTCGGTTGATAGTTGCGGTTAGTGTCGTTTGGTGGCGTTTAGTGTCGTTTGGTGCCGGATCGTAACCGTACGCGACGAAACATAGTTGATTGATCCGTTTGGTGATCTTGCCGCCCCGAAAATAAAGGTCAAGGCGTTGCGGCGTGACGGTATAGGGCATGTGTACTGCCCTTGTTTTGAAAACTGTTGCGCGTGCCGATGTATAGCTGCTGCGGAGTTGCAATTTCCGCCACCAACTTTTTTTTCGGCGCCGATTTTACCCGCGAGGGCGAGTCTTGACGCACGCAAGCGAGCGGGACCAAGGTGGGCGCTCGCGAACAACATCCCCATTTTGAACTCGGCGCGCACGATGACGAAAGCCAACGCGCTCGAATTGCTGCCGCCGAATTCGGGCGTCGTGCTCGACAACGATGCGATTGAAATTGGTGAGCTCTATCGTAACGCCCGCACATCGATCGTTGATAGCGTCAAATATTTGATTGAGGCCGGGCTGCGTCTGACTGCGAAGAAGAAATCAATGGATCACGGCGAATGGTTGCCGTGGCTTGCGGCGAATGAAGCGGAGCTTGGGTTCAAAGAACGAGCAGCGCGCCTGCTTATGAAAGGAGCCGAGACAAATCGGCAGCTAGCTACCGATTTGGAAGTCCCGGAGGCGTTGCAACTTAGCCGCACGCTTTGGGGGCACGATAAAATCCGCGGCACGCAAGGCACCGGCGAGAACGAGTGGTTTACGCCGGCGGAATATATCGAACTGGCGCGCACGGTGCTCGGCGACATCGATCTCGATCCGGCGAGCAGCGATGAGGCGCAGCGCATTGTCCAAGCCGCGCAGTATTTCACACGAGAGGACGACGGCTTGGAGCACGAATGGCATGGCCGTGTTTGGCTCAATCCGCCCTACGCACAGCCATACATTGCGAACTTTGCATCAAAGATGGTGGCCGAGTTGCGTGCGGGGCGCGTTGATGCGGCAATCATGCTCACGCACAATTACACGGATACGGCTTGGTTTCACGAGCTCGTCAGCGAAGCCGCGGCAATCTGTTTCACGCGTGGCCGAGTCAAGTTCTATTCCGGCGACGAGATCGCAGCGCCAACGCAAGGCCAGGCGTTCTTTTATTTCGGCGGCGACGCGCAACTGTTCGCCGAGCGTTTCAAATCAATCGGGTTCGTCATGGTGCCAGCATGATGACATTCGCCGAGGCGTTAAAATACGGTCGCCAGCGTGAGCATTTGGTGGCGTTTGCATTGCGCGAGCGCAAGTTCTTTACGCAAGAATTAGCAGCAATCAACGAGCCTAACGGCGGAGGGCCGCGGGCACATGGCCCTTACGGCGTTGGCATCGTGCTTCCCGACTTGCTCGTGAGCGGAAAAGGCAAAACATTTCCCTTTGAGGTCAAAGCAAAAGGTGAAGCGACTTTCACCAAAACGACCTGCCAGCTCGAGCATGGAATTGGCCAGCGGCTTTATCTGCATTATCGGGCCTATCAGCGCGAAACCGGATTGCGGGTTGTTCTCGGCATATTCGAGGAAGATACCGGGGAATTGCTTGTCCGCAGTTTAGACAAGCTCAAGGCGCCTCGAGCATATCACGGCAACAAGATGGACCCTGGCGGCATGTTCTTCTGGCCGCGGGACGCTTTTCGCGTGTTCGCGCAAGTAGCACCGCCGACCGATGTTCCGCTATTCCGCGACGTGCCCATGCCGCCGACGCTGCCGCCAATTAATGATCTAGGTGACGCATGACCGACGTCCTCGCCCTCGCCCAATTCACCGCCGCGGAGAAGCACCGCGAGGCGCTGCGCGAGCTGGCAATGCGCAAGCGGCTTTACCCGCGATGGGTCGAGAAAGGCGCGATGACCGCGAAGGATGCCGCGCAGAAGATCGCGATCATCGAAGCGATCGCGGCGGACTACGGGAAGTTCGCTGAGAAAGAGCGGCTCATATGACCAACGTGTTGGCATTGGATTTGGCCACCGTTACTGGCTATGCGCGCGGCGAGGTCGGCGGCAGGCCCGTCGCCGGCTCGATCCGCTTCGGCACGCGCGAGTCGGGCGACGGCGAGGTCTTCGGCCATGCCATCGGCTGGTTTAGCAAGCTGATCGCGATGCAGCCGCGGCCGGACGTCATCGTGGTCGAGGCCATGCTGCCGCCCGGCGCCAAGGTGGGGGCAACCAATTCGAGCACGCGCGACCGGCTTGCCGGCCTGCACGCCATCGTCCGCGGCGTCGCACACATCCGCGGCGCCGGCGAGATCGCCTGCTATTCGGTCGGCGACATCCGGCATCATTTCATCGGCGAGCGCAGCTTGCGGCGCGCGCAGGCCAAGCAGGCGATCGTCTTGCGCTGCGAGATGCTCGGCTGGCAGGTGGTCGATAATAATGCGGCAGATGCATGTGCCGCCTGGTCCTTCGCCTGCTCGATCATCGACCCGACGCAGGCGCTCAAGGTGTCGCCGCTGTTCAACAAGCAACTGCGGGTGCATGTGCAATGAAACGCCGCGTCATCCTCGAGTCGCCTTACGCGGGAGACATTGAAGCTAACGTTGAATATGCGCGCTGCTGCGTCCGTGACTCACTGGCTCGCGGCGAGGCTCCGATCGCCTCGCATCTTCTCTACACTCAACCCAGAGTCCTACGCGACGAAGTTCCAGAAGAACGGCAATGGGGCATTGACGCCGGTTTGAGCTGGGCCGCGGTCGCGGATGCCACCGTTGTCTATATCGACCGCGGCATCAGCAAGGGAATGGAATACGGGATCGCCGCGGCCAAAAACGCAGGACTGCCGATTGAAATCAGAACCATCGAGCCAATGCCATGACCGAATTGCCCGAGTCGGTGATCGCATACGCCAGGCGCGAGAGATGCCGCTGCCAAATGCTTAATTGGGCGATGGGCAAGCCGGTTCACAATCTGATCGACGATGAGTGTTGCCCGGATTTCTCATGCTGCGAGCCGGAGATGTTTGAGATCGACGCTACTAAACGGTGGGCCTCCTATCATCGCGAGTACGGGAGACAGGCATGACCACATCAGCCGAAACAGCGGGACGCCTGCGGCCGGCCTATCATCGGTGGCGCAAATGCCCTATTCGCCTCGAGGCCGACGACTTCGCGCGACTCTGCCATGCCGCCGGCATGCGCAATACGCTGCCGATCGTGCTGCTCGAGCGCATCGTCCAAGTCACGCTGCGCGCCAATCTCATCGATGCCGTTCTGGACGACAAGCAATGACCGGCGGTCGCGTTGCGCCAATTCTGGCCTTGCGCGCTCGAGCCGAGGCGCGGTCTTTGCTCTTTCGCTGCGGCGAATTCACGCTCGGCGAGGCGCTCGACCCGCTGTTCGCCTATGCCTACAAGGCCGGCCTGGTCAACATGCTGGGCACAGAAGCGATCGAGGACATCGTTTACGACGCATTTGGGATCGAGCATGCCGCATGACAGAGCTCGGCCAATTCGAGAAAGGCTTTGCAGTCTGGAAAAGCATTCTGGCGCCGATCAAGGACATCGAGCGGCGCATGGTCATCTTTGTCAACATGGCGCAGGAGGTCGCCAGCTACGTCCACAAAGGTCTCGAGAAAGGCACGGCGGTCGATGAGCTCTACTCGACCGCGCAAGCGTATGGCCTGGTCGGGCACTTCGGCGAGGACGACGTCCAACAACGCATCGTCGAGGCATTCGAGCACGTCGAGGCGCATCGGCCAAACGGCGCCAACGGCTCGGCCAGGCCAGGCGCGATCCGCATTCTCAGCAAAGCGGAATTCACCATGGGTTTCGTCCCGCCCGACTATCTGGTCGATGGCATCTTTCAACGCCGCTTCATTTATGCGCTAACCGGCCAAACCGGCCACGCCAAGACCGCGGTCGCGCTCCACCTGGCCCAACTCGTCAGCTCAACCGATTACAACGCCATGTTTGGATTGCACCGCGTCGAAAAGGGGCGCGTGATTTATCTCGTCGGCGAAAATCCCGACGATGTCCGCATGCGCGTCATCGGCGGCGACGCCTTTCGCTCTGACGACCCAACGCAGGACAACATCACTTTCATCCCCGGCGTCTTCGACATCGCGCAGATGTGGAGCACGATCGAGGCCGACGCTAAAGCAAACGGCGAAGCCAGCCTCGTCATCATCGATA